TCCAGGCACACAAGTCAGTAAACCTGCATCAAATGTACCTTATCAAATCTTTCAACAAATAGACAGAATAGAACGACAACTACGAGTAGGTGGTTCTTATCCTGTATCTGATGATTCACAAAGCCCACTTAGCTTTGCAACAGGTAGAGGATTAGAAGAATTAGGTGCAAGTATGTCACTAATGATTAGAGAATATCATACAGTTATGGCTGATGCTATAGAGATGATTGATTCTAAGAGATTAGAGTGGGATCAAAAAATGTATGGTGGTAAAGCTAAAGACCTATCTGGTTATTACAACAATCAATTCTTTAGTGAAAAGTATGACCCAGCAAAAGATATACAAGGTGCATACAAGACACGCAGAGTGTATGGTGCTATGGCTGGATATGATGAGCCACAAAAGATTGTAACAGGGCTGCAATTATTACAGGCAGGTATCATAGACACACAGACATTACAAGAGAACCTTGATGGGTTAGATAACCTTACAACTGTAAACAGTAGAATTACAAAAGAAAAAGCAGAAAAAGTTTTATTTGATTCTTTACTAGCACAGGCACAACAAGGTGATCCTAAAGCAACTATGGCTGTTATACAGATAAGAAAACAACCAGATAATATGCAAAGTATTTTAGATAAGTTTTACACAGCAGAAGAACCTGCAATACCTGAAGCAGAACAAGAATTGCTTGGAGGAGCTTCCCTACCACCACAGGGTGCTCCACCAGGCATAGCACAGTTATTACAAGGTATGGGTGGATAATGAGTGTAAACAAACAGTTTGCAGATATAGTACATAACTCTTTATATGATGTAGATGAGTTGTGTGATGATATTTTATTAGAAGAAGAAGTATTTCAACCTAGAATGTTTCACGATCAAATGCCACCTTTAGCTTTTCCTTTTGGCTATATGATTATAAGTTCTACATTTATGTTTTATGATGATGAGGAGCAAGATGGCAACAAGGAGTAACAGCAATAGAGGCACTAACAGGAGAGCTTTAAATGTACCACCTGCTGCTAGAAATTTTAATGACAACACACAAGCTGTTCGTAGAATACCTGGCGTAGAGTATGGAGAACAAAAAGCATTAACAGAACAACAACAGGCTGCACCATTACCTAAAGATACAATTCCACAAGCACAACCTAGACCTATGCCAAATATAGATGTATTTGGTTCAACACAAAGACCAACAGAACCTGTAACAGCAGGATTAGATTTTGGTCCAGGACCAGGACCTGTGCAACCACCACAACAAAATGTAAATGATTTGTTATATCAAATGTATGCTATGACAGGTGATACTGCATTACTTCAGTTGGTGGATTTTGACTAATGGTCATTAAAAATTTTGGTTTTGATGATGACTTGTTTGATGACAACTTCCAACAGGAATTAAAAACTAAACAAGATTTATCTCCAGTAGTATCACAAGAAGAAGCTGAAAGAGCAGCAAGTATTGCAAACTCTTATCCTAATTTACCAGCTAGTGTTATTGCTGCTGCTGCAAAAATGGGTTTAGGTTTTAACGACAATAGATTAACTGATATTGCTAAAAAAATAGAACTACAAAGAGAAACACAGTTTAATAAAATAAAAAGATTTGTTGGTGAAAATCCATTAGCACAACAAGTAAAGAACAATAGATTTTTTCAAGTTATAGGTAGTCCTATAGACAATATACTAAAACCTACAGTTAGAGGTGCTGTTACTGGATTTGTAGATATATACGAAGCTATATTCCCTGCATTAGCTAGAGCAGAAGAATTACAAGATCAAAACCCAGATATGTCATTTAGTGATGCTTATAAACAAGCAGTTAAAGGAACATTAAGAACACCAAGAATGTTAGAAGCAATTAGGTCAGGCGAAAACTTTGACTTAGGCAGAGGTTGGCTAAAATTATCTACTGATCCATCTGATACTGATGAGTATAAAAGATTAGTAGCAGCAGGATATGACCCTATTGAAGCAAGAGAAAGAGCATTAAAATCATTAGGAACACAAATAGATGTTGAATCACGAGAAACAGCAGAAAACATTGTACAGTTCCAAGGTGAATTGGGTCAGCAATTTAAAAACGCAGGACTTAATCCATCAGTATCTCCTGGTAGAAAAGTATTTCAAGAATTAGGTGGGTATGAACTATACGAACCAGGTACTAAACAAGCACAGTTTGCTACTGGTGCATTAGACTTTGGATTTCAAATAGCATCACCAGAAAACTGGGTAACACTAGGTGTAGGTCAAGCAAGACAAGCAAGTAAAATGTTTAAGGTTACAGAAGTATTAGATGATGCAGGTGTAATTACTAAAGGTATAAGAAGTACATTTCACGGACCAACATTACAACAATATCTTGCAGGTAGTAAAGGTAAAGATTTTAAAAAGTTATTATTTGAAAATGCAGATAATCCTTTTGAAATAATAACTCGTACTAAACAATCAATTACAGATGCTAATTTTTATGCAGACCTTAAAAAATTAATTAAAGATGAAAACTTAACTACTTATGACAAACGAGCAGAAGTAGCATTAGACAACTTTTTATCACAAAAAGTAATTAAAGATGGTTTAGATAAAGCAGAAGGTGTTGGATCAGCAAGGCTTATAGAAGCATCTAATATGTATGTACCAGAAGTTATTAGAGGTAATGGATTACAACAAGCATTACAGTTATATTTTGCACCTTCTTTTGGTAGATTAGTAGATGCTAATGACCCTGCTTCTGCATTAAAAGATTTATATAGATTTGGTTTACAATCTAAAGCATTTTTAAAAGAATCAGCAGAAGGCACTAACTTAGCAAATAAATTATTAAACAATGCAATAGATGCTTATGGTAAAGGTGGCGACATAGGTGCAAGTTTAAATAAAGTTGTATCAGATTGGCTAGAAGGAGATTTTTATAAAGCCCTAATAGATTCAGGTGTTAAAGAATCAGTAGCAAAACAAGCTACTAAAATATCTAGGCAGTTTTCTAATGATGCAAATATTGCTGCTGATATGAACAAAGGTGTCTATGGGATAGATGGTCAAGGAAATAAATTTCCAATTAATGAAGTTTTAAAAGCCAATGGTGTTAGTCCTGAAGATGCTAATAGTGTTTCAAGAGCTTTGTTTAGCACACAAATAAACAACACAATATATTTACCAGAACTTAATAAAGTTATAAAGGCTGCTAATCAAATGAGTGATAAATTAAAAAGAGGTAATCTTACTAAATTAGTAGATAAAATTGGTGGAGAAAAATCAGAAGCGTTTATACAATTTTTAGATTGGTACAACTCTGACATATTTAAACCACTTGCTTTATTAAAACCTGCTTGGACTGTAAAAGTTATTGGTGAAGAACAGTTACGACTTGTATCAAGAGGTTTATCATTTGCACCACTAGCACCTATACAAATAGTAGCTAGAATGTTTGGTCGCTCTGTTGGTGCAGAAGATAGTGGTAAATTAAGAAAAGGTGTTGATCCTTTGTTGCCAGGTGAAGCAGCAGGTGGTTCTTTTGCATCAGATTTAGCACACAATGACGCTTTGACTGGATTAAACAATGTTAGAACTATGAGAAGAAAAGTTGTTAATCCTGGTAGATGGAGAACTGTAGGTAAGGGAGAAGCAGATTACAACCCAGCAGTTATTAGAACTATATATCAAATGATTAATGATGATGTGGCTGTAGATATTGCAAGAATAGAAGCATCTACTTTAACACCATTACAAAAACAACAAGAATTTAGGTTACTTGCAGATAGATTAAAAAATAAAGATTTACGAGAAAGATTAGAAAAAGTTGTAGGAGAACAATCACACCCATTTCATAAAGCATTACAGTCTGATGAGGTTGCATTAGAGTATGTATATTATCTTAGAGCAAATGTAAATCAAGGACTTGGTGGCAAAGTAGTTGCAGATGAAGCAACAAGTGCTTTGAACTGGGTACAAGATTCTGCTAGTCAGCAATTATTAGAAATGGTAGCTAACAGAGGTAAGTTTGTAACTACTAATGGTAAACAAATGGATTTCTTTGCAACTGCTGCTATTGCTAAAAGCAAAGCTAAAGCAGATAAAGTTAAAAAGAAAATAGGAAATAAAGATTTTGAACAAATTGCTGATGATTACATAAAAGGCAAAATTACAGATGAAGATTTAAAAATAGTTGCACCATTGTTTAAAGAAGCACAAGATGATTTAGTTAATTCTTTTATAGGAACTTATTATGATGAACTACCAAGCATAACTAGAGGTTTTGTTGATCCAACATTTAAAGTTGAAGGATTGTATGAGAAAACAATAAATAATGCTTTTCAAGTATTGATGTCATTACAAACTAACAAATTATCAAGATCACCTGCTTTTAGAAGATTGTATTGGAAACGTGTATCAGAAACTATAGAGTTTTTAGGTAAAGATGCTAGAGATGAAATGGTACAAATTGCAAACAAATCACTAAAAGAATTTACACAGTATGACCCAATACTTGATGGTTACTTGAAAAAAATAAATAGTGCAGGATATTCTGGACCTAAAGAAGCTATTACAGATGTACAGATATACGACAAGATGATTGCTTCTGATGCTTTGACACAGACTAAAAAATTACTTTACGATATATCTGAACGAACTGTTGTAGGCGATTCACTTAGGTTTGCATTTCCATTCTTAGAAGCATACCTAGAAATATTTAAAACTTGGACAGATATTACAAGTAAAGCAGGTGGTAAAAACTTAGTAAATCTTAACAAGCTGGTGCAAAGTGGTAGTGAGCCTAACCCATTAGCAGACCCAACAGGGCAAAGAGGTTTCTTTTACACTAATCCTGTAAATAATGAGGAAGTATTTGCTTATCCTGGTACAGGTCTTATACAAAAACATATGTTTCCTGAATTAAAAGACACAGGTGTAGAAGCATCATTCCCTGTATATGTATCATCTATCAACTTAGTTGCAGATATAATGCCAGGTATAGGTCCAATCATTAGAGTACCTGCTAGTTACTTTAGAAAAAACTTTCCTGAAGAAGGTGCGATAAATCAATTTTTATTTGGTGACTTTGCACCACCAAGAAATTTATTAGAAGGTGCAGTTCCATTTCCTGCTTGGCTCAAAAAGTTTTATCAAGCATACAAAAAAGGTGGTACAAGCAGTCCAGAATTAAATAGATTATTTAACAATACTGTTATAGATACTTATAAAGCATTGATATATGCAGGTGCTATTGATGACAGTACACCAGAAGGTGCAGAAGAAGGATTAAAACTTGCAACTAATTACGCACAAAAAATATTTATTATTAGAGGTGCATCACAGTTAATAGGTCCATCAGGTGCTGCATCTCCATTGTGGTCAGTTACAGAAAAGTCAGGTAAGTCTTTATTTGTAGAAGCATTAGCAGATACATACAGAGATTATAAAGCTGCTGCTGATGGTGATGACTATGGAGCAACACAAAGATTTATACAAGAGTTTGGCGTTGATCCTACAGCTATGCTGACATCTAAATCTAGGTCTGTAGTTGCTAGACCACAAACAGTATTTAGTTCTGAATGGGCAAGAAATAATGAAGATTTGTATGAGGACTTTAACTCTACTGCATTTTACTTAACACCAACAGATGTAGATAATGAGTTTAGTTATGATGCTTACCTTAATGCACTAGAAGAAGGCACACTAGCACCAAGAACACCTGAACAATGGATATTAGCTAAGAACAGATTGTTAGGTTCTATTGCTTACGAAAACTTTATGCGTAATACAAAAGTAGGTGGAGTAACACTTATGAATACAAACACTAAAACTGCACAGTTACTTAAATGGACAAAGCAATCACAGTTAATGCAACAATACTGGGGTTATGGACAAGATGCAGGTTTTGAAGTAGATAAACCAGATACAGACTTTTTATTACAAGAAATGGGTGGTCAAACATACCTGCCAGATCGTACATCTAGTTTTAAACAAGGATGGATAAAAGCAGACTATACACCAATAGATAAACTAAAAGATAATAATGCTGCTATTGCTTATGGTAAATACAGACAAGCATATGACAAGATTGTTGCAGAAGGTATTAAGAGAGGATATGCACCATCATCTATAAGAACTAACAGAGAATTAGTACAAGCAAGACAATACTTACGTGAATTAGCTGGTAATCTTATATTAGAGTACCCTGAATTTGGTCCTCTATACAACAGTATCTTAGAAAATGAACTAAGAGAAGAAGTATCAGACTTAGAATTATTAGGTATGTAAATGAACGATATAGATAAATTTATACAAGCATTAATAGAACAAGACACCCTTCCAGGTACTAATTCTAGGATAAATGAAGATGTTATTTCTGAAATGAAAATGATGACATCTGTTGAAGATATAAAAGCATATGCAATAGCTACTGTTGGATTAACAGGTGGACAAGTAAATAACGCTTTAATTAATGCAGGTTTAGATTCAGGTGCTGATCCATTAGATGACATATCAGGTTTATTTGGTTTTGGTGCAGATGCTTTACCAGGGATTATTGGTGGACTTCCTAGCGATTATTCTCCTAGAAATCCTGCTGACACAGACTTTTATAGAGAAGGTGATGAATATAATATCTTTGCTAATTTACCAGTAGAGGACTTATATGGATTACAGGCTAGATTAATACAAGGTGGATTGTTAGCTAGAGGTGGTTTTACACCAGGTGACTTTGATTCTGCTACTGCTAGTGCTATGAGATTAGTATTAGGCAGACAAAACAGAATAGGTGTTAAATCTGGAGAAAAAGATATTGCTTGGAATGAAGCATTACTTTTGTATCAGAACGAACCACTACCTAGTGGAGAAGAAGTATCTGTTTATTTACCACCTGATTATTCAGAAGTATCTACAAGAATTAGAAACTTATTTACAGAAAATTTAGGCAGACAACCAAAAGGTTATGAATTAAAATTATTAGCAGAACAGTTTTATGCAGATGCAACATTACAATCGCAACAACAATCAGAGTTACAAGAACTTGCATTAGGTCCTACTGTTGAAGAATTAGAAACAGGTAATATAGGAACTAAAGATATACAAGGAGTTGTTGCAGAAACAGGATTACAAGAAGTATCTCCAACAGGTAGATTGTATGAAAACTTTAACAACTTAATACAGAAAGAGAAAGATAGGTTACAAGCTAATGCTGATATTCAAACAACTGGTCGTAATATGCTTGGTACTATCCTCGGTACAAGGAGATAGCGTGGCTGAATCAAGAGAACTACAAGCATTTAGATTAGCAATAGCACTTACAGAAGGTGGTGGAAAAATAAATTATACACAAACTAATGCTGATGGTGCTGTAGGTGCATATCAATTCTTGACAAAATACTGGGATTGGTATTCATCAAATGCAGGTTATCCTGATGCAGACATAAACGATCCTAGAGTACAAGATGCAGTTGCAAGATACTGGTTTAATAAAAACTACAATGATCTAGGTTCTTGGGAACTTGCAGCTATTGCACACTTTGCAGGTAGAACTACTGCATTTGAAGCTAAACAAAACGGCATAGAATCAGTAATGAACATTCAAGATAGTACAGGTACAACTATTGGAGATTATGTAAACAAAGCTATGCAACATTACAGAGAACAAATAGAGTTATATGGAAAAATAGATAAAGATATTGCAGCTATGAATTTACCAGACTATGGTGCTGGTTTTGGTGGCACATACAAACCAGAAGAAATAGTTAGTAAAGAAGCAGCAACAGTATTAGATGTTATAACCAATGCTATGAGTGATGGTGGTAGGAAAAAATTTCCTATGAATACTAAAGCAGATTTTCAATCACAAGTACCTAAACAAGCAGGTATGTATGAAGATGCAAAACTTATTACGCAAGTTAGAAGGGATTTGTAATGGCATATAACTTACTTGGACAACAAGGACCTAAAGGAGATAGAAACCCTGATCCTAATTTAACTGATGCACAAGCAACATATCTTTACGATACACCACCTGGACAGGGTGACAACAAAGGTGTAACAGGTACTGGTAAACCAGTAGATCAAGCAGATGTAAAAGAAAAATTAGAAGAAGTTGGAGAACCAATTAGATTTACTGATGGTGATGATGAAGAAACTGTTGTAACTACTACAACTAATAATGTTTCTAATGCACAAACATTACTTAAAAATGCAGGTTTTAATCCAGGAGTTATAGATGGTATTAATGGTCCTAATACAAAAGCTGCTGCTGAAGCATATATAAATGCTTCAAGAGGACAAAATCAATTAAACAAAAGAAGGCGTGAAGTAGGTTTTATATTAGGCATAGATGCTCCTACTACAACTACTACTACTACTAAAGAAACTATTACTTTATTTGATAAAAAAGGGAAACCAGTAACAGGCATTGACCCTGATGCTGTAGATGATATGATAGCTTCTGGTTTATTTTTTAAAACACCAGAAGAAGCTAACAATACATCAGTATTGTACGACAAAGATGGTAAACCAATTATTGGTATTGATCCAGATGCAGTACAAGGTATGTTAGATTCTGGTTTGTTTTTTAGAACACCAGAAGAAGCAACTGGACAAACAATAACAGGTGGCAAAACATTTAATGATTTATTAGCAGGTATAGAGTTTGGTCCTTCTATTAGTGCAGATGCAACATCATATGAAGTAGATAAAATAAATGCAGAATTAGGTATAACAAATACAGCATTTGGTAGTGCATTAAATAGAGCACAAAGCAGAATTAATAATGGATTATTTACATCAGAAGATTATGGCAAATTAACTAAATCTATAGGAACTGCGTGGATTGAAATGATGAACGCAGATAATAGTGTTGCAGCTAGATTAGGTAGTTTTTTAAATTTAGCAGCAACAGCAGCAGGAGTTACAGGAAAAGCTATAGGTGTTGCTATGGAAGAAGTATTTGGTGCTGGACTAAATGCTTTATATGATATTGTAGAACCAGATGTAGGTGGATCAGCAGATGCTTTTATAGATGCAGCATTAGGAAAACCTGGAGAAAATGTATTTAGTGATTGGTGGATAGATAAGTATGGAACATTAAGATATGATGCTTTTACTAATTCTATGGTTGATGTGCAAACAGGAGAAACTGTAGCAAGTATAGGAGATGCTGAAGGTGATGAAGAAACACAACAAAACAATCAGAATACTATACCGACAGCACCAGGTGGAACTACACCAGGTGGTGCAGCAGAAACAACAGAACCAGACTTAGCTTACAATGCTATAGGTCAGTTAGGACCTAGAGGAGAAAGTAACGAAGGTTATGAATATAAGTTTGATGACCCACCAGGTAGAGGATTTAACCCAGGTGTTAGTAAAATAGGCGACCCTGATCCTGACCCTAAAGCATCAGAAGTTGTAAAACTAGATGATGAAGCAACTATAACTATATACAAAGATGGTCAAGAAAAACAAATACTTGAATCTGACTTTGGTTTATATGAAGCTGCAGGTTGGTCAAGAGTAAAACCAGGAACTGCTGGTGCAGGTGCTGACCCAGAGTTTACTGTAGAAGATACAGAGGAAGAAGTAGGACCAGGGCAAGTAGTATCTGACAAACTTAACGAGTTTAACAATGTACCACAGAACTCTATATTAATAGAAGCAGGTGGGCAACTCTTTTTAGGTTATGAAGTACCTGGTGCTTACGGACAACTTTACAATGGTAATCCAATCTTTATGTTGTATGAAGTATTAGGTAATGATGTCTTTGAAGCAGGGATATTAACAGAAGGTGCAAGTCCACAAATTAATGTATCTCTTGGATCACTAGAAGATTTAAACCAGTATGGCATTATTGTAGGTGGTACAGATGAACTAACAGATGATGTTGAACACCCATTTATTAGATTTACAGAAAACTTTGAAGCTGGTAAAAGAGTAAACCCTTGGCTAAATGATACAGAGATAAACCCTAATACAGGTGTTACTTATCAACAAGAAGCTATAGAGTTTTTAGCAGAACAAGCACTAGAACAATGGACACCAGAAACTACGCAAGTAAGATACGAAGGTTCTGACTGGTATAGAAAATCTACTACTGCACAAAAGACTTGGCTTACAACATTACTTACACAACCACAACAAGCTAATCAAGATATACAAGATAAACAGATAGAAGTTAAGATCGCTATGGAAGCAAATGGTATTGCAAGTCCACCTGATGCGTTAGTTAATTGGGTAGCAGAAAAAGCTGTAACAGGTATGTGGACACAGGTTTATACAGATCAACAAATAGCTTTACTTGCTGATCCTTACAAACCAGGCACTAGAGATACAGGTATGGTGAACTTTATAGAAGGTGTAGGCGTAGGTACATTAGATAGATTGACTGTAGGAGAAAAGACAGTTAGAGATTTATATAGAAGATACTTAGGTCCATCATTAGGTAACGCTAGTGATACAGAGATTGCAGAAAAAGCAGGACAACTAAGGTCTGATCCTGATGCAGAAGAACAACTAAAAGCATACTTAGAACAACAAAGACTTGCTATGTTTGGTAATTACACAAATCCTACTTTGACTTACAATGATATTGTGCAACCTTATAAAAACCTAGTCAATCAAGTGTGGGGTCAAGAAGTAGATGAAACACAAGACTGGTTTATAAAGATGGTACAAGACAATGATATAGAGAAAGCATATACTACATTGAGAGAGAAAGGTATAGACCAAGGTATAGAAAGAGTGCAAGACCAAGCGTTAAATGATTTGCAAAGAAGCATAGGGCAAGGACAGATTGCACCACAATTAGGAGCTAATACATAATGGAAGAATTGTTACAGAAAGCTAGAGCATTATATCCAGGCTTACCTGATAGTTTTATACAGTTGTTTGTAGGCTACTGGGAAAGCACAGGCGATCCACAACAAGCTATTAGTCAGACAAGACAAGACCCTAACTATGACAATATATTTCCTGGTAACAAAACAGAACGAGGACAGATTAGATATGATGAGGTTACTTACTTTGCATTAGAAGATTCGTACATAGGTACACTTGCAGAGTATGGCATACCAAGAGCTACATCACTTAATATATTGCAAGATAGATTTGTTAACTTACTAGAAAATGAAGTATCTGCTAATGAGTTTCAGCAAAGAGTTGCAGCAGTATATCGTGGAATACAAGAAAATATACCACAAGTACAACAATTTTATGCTGATAATTTTGGTATAGACCTAGATGAACAGTCAATATTCTTAGGTGCATTAGACCCTACTGTAGGTGAAGATATTGTTTCTGGTAAAATTACAGCAGCACAAATTGGTGGAGAAGCAGCTAGGGCAGGATTTACTATATCACTAGAAGAAGCACAGAGAATACAAAGATCAGGATTAACACAAGCAGAAGCTAGAAGATTATTTACACAAGCACAAACAGAAATACCTAGAATACAAGAACTGCAAACTAGAGAAGGTAGGCAACCAGCAGAACAATTTGGTTTAGAAGAATTTACAGAAGCTGCTGTGTTCCAAAGCCCAGAAGAACTAGAAGAAATACGAAGATTAGAAAGAGAAGAACAATCTAGGTTCGCACCTACAGGTGGTGCTGCTAGGCAAGGTCGTAGAGTTACAGGATTAGTAGAAGAATAAACCTTGATATACTATATATAGTGGTATAATTAAATTGTCGCATAGTGGTAGTCTGCGAATATAAATTGACTCTGCACTCTCCAGCTTATAACTGGCGTGTAAGCTGCGTATTACAATTCGCCTAGTATCTGAATAGCCGAAAGTGGCTGACAATTTTTGTTATTCTTAATTATTTTATTTGTCGCCTATCACATCATTATCCCAAGGGTGATGTAGATGTAGAAAACTTGGAGTAGGAGAAATAATGGAAAACGAAGTAGAAAATACAGTAGAGGATATGCAAGAAGATAACAATGCGATTAAGCAAATGCGTGAGCGTATTAAAGAGCTTGAATCAGTAGAAAAAGAATTTAAGTCTGTACAGATGGCTAACGCTATCAAAGATGCAGGTTTTGATCCTGAATCTGGTGAGGGTAAAGCACTTAAAGACTTGTATAAAGGTGAGTTAGAAGCAAATGCTATAAAAGAGTTTGCATCTAATTATGGTTGGGGTAATGCTCCAGCAGAACCAAGCCAAGAAGAACTACAACGACAAAGAGTTGTTTCTGGTCAAGATAGTTTAGATACTGTAATAGAAGCATCAGTTCCTGTAGAACCTGTAGGTCTTGATGATCAGATAGCACAAGCACAATCTGATGGTGATTGGCAAACAAGTTCTAATCTCAAAGCAGATAAATTAAGAGCACTAACTCAAAAAAAGTAAAGGAGATTTAAAAAATGGGTGCAGTATCAGGATTGGGAGATTCATACGATCTTCCGAATTACGTGGGAGAGTTATTTAATATAACACCTAACGATACACCTTTCCTTTCTGCTATTGGTGGAATGACTGGAGGTAAATCAGTTACCTCTAAACAATTCACCTGGCAAACAGTTGATAATGCAACAGCAGCACAAACAGTTGTCGCTGAAGGTGCAGATGCAACTTTCGCAGAGAGAAGCAGAAGCGAAGTAACAAACGTTACTCAAATTATGCAATATGGTGTACACGTATCATATACAAAACAAGCAGCAACAGGAAACCTTGCTGGTCAATCTATACTAGGAAACCAACCAGTTCAAGATGAATTGGCTTTCCAATTAGATATGGCTATGAAGAGAGCAGCTAGAGATATAGAGTTCTC